AAATGAACGGTGGTGGTACTGAGAAAAAATCCTACGGTGATGACCGTTTCTGGAAACCCACAGTTGACGAATCAGGTAACGGTTATGCCGTTATTCGTTTCCTGCCTGCGGGTGAAGGACAGGAACTTCCGTGGGTGCGTTATTGGGATCACTTCTTCAAGGGCCCTTCGGGTCAGTGGTACATTGAGAAGTCTCTGACTACTATCGGTCAGAACGATCCGGTGTCTGAGTTGAACTCTCGACTCTGGAACTCTGGTATCGAAGATGACAAGGAGATCGCACGTAAGCAGAAGCGCCGTCTTCACTACGTGTCCAACATCCTTGTTGTGAACGATCCTTCTAACCCTGCGAACAACGGTAAAGTATTCCTCTATGATTTTGGGAAGAAGATTTTCGACAAGATCATGGACAAGATGCAACCTGAGTTTCCCGGCGAAGAGCCAGTGAACCCGTTCGACTTCTGGTCTGGTGCAGACTTCCAACTCAAGATTCGTAACGTTGCGGGTTACCGTAACTACGATAAGTCTGAGTTTAAGGCACCGTCTGCCCTGTTCGAAGCGGATGAAGTTCGATTGGAAGCAACTTACAATCAACAGTTTGATCTGAGTGAGTTCTCTAATCCTACTACGTTCAAGTCCTACGACGAACTCAAGGGTCGTCTGGAAGTAGTACTTGGTACTGCGGTAGGTGCGAGTGCGGTTGCTGCAACTGCGAACGTGTCTCAGTCTGCAGAAGAGAACGTTGGACGTTCTGCTCCTGAACCTGAGATCGTTGCTTCTCCTGCACCGTCTGTTGGTGCGGAGGATGATGAGGATGATACCTTGTCTTACTTCGCTAAGATGGCACAGGAAGACTAATGTATACCCTTCACTGTCCTAGTGGAACATACTGTGAGGATACGTTTCTAAGACTGATCCTCACAGTCTTTAGACATAGGATGAGTCATTGGATTAAAGGTGAAGGGTTTTCTGACTAGGGGGCATACGCCCCCTTTTTTTATCCTACTCGCCAGTTAGAAGCCCGTGAACCGTTTCTTGAAGATGGTCTGGAACCAATCAGATTGGTGGTTTGACTGTTACTGTTATTGGATATATTAGTGCTACCACCCATCATAGCAATTGATGCAACCTGAGTATTGGTAGTCTGGGATGCAAGTTGTTTCTGTTGATCCTGCAAGTACATGGAACCCAACTCCCTTTCGGACATGGCGGGAGGTTCGATCTGAATATCCGGAATGTCTAATTCCGGTGCCTCTAAAGGTTCCATCTCAAACTTAGGAGTGGGTACTTCCAGACCCTCATAGGGGTTCTCTACACGTGGTAAGAACGTAGGAGGCGGTTCGACAGGTAGGAAGTCTTCCCTTCTAGGAGGCGGTTCTCTCTCTGCGGTTACAACAACCTCTTCTACAGGACGAGGTGTGGCTCTAGTTTCCTCTGCGACTTGGGCGGCTTGAGTCAAGACGGAAGCGGGGATTTCAAGATTTCTTCCACGAATCTCCGCTAACTTACTATCCACTTCTGAGGTGTCGAGTTGAACCAACATTGCGAGAGGTCTAAGACTCTCTTCAATCTCTTCGGTTGGGACATCTTTCAATCCCACCTCAACCTTCACACCCTCAAAGGCTCCGTCTGTTATCTCTCCCCCTTCATACATGGTGATCATGAGTTTATTGATGTCACCCATTTTCGTACCAAGTTCATTGAGTTTCTCAATGATCTTATCAACGTCCATGTTCTCAAAGTACTCTAGAGCAGCGGCATATTCAACAAGAGGTGTGACCGCATCCGCAATGTTCTTTAGGTTCGTTCCGTCTACATCTTCGAACGCCTTCAGAGAATCCGCTACTTTTTCGAAAAGAGATTTTTCATCATCGTCACCAAAGATGAAGTCTACTACCCCACCAAGCGCATTTCGGATTGATAATAAACCTTCCTGTCCCAGTAACGCAAGTAATGCAGGCCCCATGGCCAGTATACCACCAGCGGTCTTCATCAACCCCACACCGTCTACATCTGCAAGAGCTGACAGTCCGGTAGACATGTTTACCATGATCTGTTTCATGTTCTCGCCAGTAGCACCAATGAGTTGGGTGAACTTATCTGCGATACCAAATCCAGCGAAGAATGTACCTAACCCCAAACCCACAAGTCCAAGACCAACAGTTGCCTTACCACCTATTGCGGGTGCTGCTCCAAATAATCCTGCAGCACCAAGTAAAGTCGCCACCACGGAGGCCGGTATAGAACCTAATGCAGTAAGACCTCCTGCCACATTTTCCATTAAGGATTTGAGACCTTCACCGTTTGTACCAAACTGTTCTGCGATTGCAGAAACCGCAGCCATCTCAACCATGAAACCTGCGATACCCGCACCAATCAGTGTTAAACCAGCAGCGGCTCTTCCGGTTCTACCGACACCAAACAACATACCCAAGGCACCACCCGCCGCCATCAATGCACCTGTCAGAATGAAACCATCACTCTCTGACAATACGGATAACACATCCGCCAAACCAACAACAGTACTTTTCAGTGCTGTCATGTCGGTGTTCAACCAACTGAGTGCTTTGTCTCCTGTGGCGAGTCCAAGGAAGAATCCAGATATACCCGCACCAATTGCGGTCATACCGGAGGCTAAACCACCCGCACCTTTTACGGGCCCGAATAACACACCCGCAACTGCACCACCAGTCAAGACAGCGAGTGTCGCAGTTAAAGCACTTGCATCAACGTCTTTGAAGATATCACCAAAGGCAACTACTGCCTTCTTGATACCATCATAGTTGGGTTCGGAGTCAAAGAATTCTAGTGCGAGGTTACTTGCTTTGAGACCAAGGAAAAATCCACCAACACCCGCACCTATAGAAGCCATCGCCGCAGCGGGTGCAAGGAGAGCAGTTAGGGCACTGCCACCAAATATGTTACCAAGTCTGGTGAAACCAAAACGGCTACCGCTGCCGCCGCCTTTCATCCCTTTCTGAAGAAATAGGATGTCTCTGGTTAATTTGTTGTTTTCAAGTTGAGCGTCTAGGAGAGACTTGAACAGTTGGTTCTGTTCTCTTTCTTTTTCTTCAATATCCCCTGCAGTGTCGGGAGACTCGTTTTCAGTAGTAGGATTGACGATGCTATCGAAAATGTTCTTCGACGCTTGTAGAGTGCTTTCAGTTGAATGCATGATAGCATCCTTGAGGTCATCCATCTGATTAGCGGATTCCTCATGGGTACTTTTCAAAACTTCTTTTACAGTACGAATTGAATGAGAACCAGTGTTTCGGGTAAGTTGACCCTCCGCAACTAGTCTATTAATTACGTCCTGTAAAGTCTTTTCTCTTGCCATCTGTTACACTCTACTTTATTTGTTTTAGTCGATCATTCTCTTCCTTAACATAATCAATCAGCATACCAACGTAAATCTCCCTTTCCCACGGCATCATCATTTCAAGTTCGGTTAGACTGTAATGATGATGTTGCATCAACGAAAAATTGGTCTTATAATGATTGACCAAATTATCGTGAGAAAGGTTTAGGATAAAAAATCTCTCATCCCTCTCAAGACAGTCTCACCGTCCTCTTTGCACTTCACACAAGTAAACTCTACCTTGTGTTCTAGTTTAGGAATCTTGACAAGGAAGTCTGTCAATACCTTAAACTGTTCTGTTGTCAAGTTCTCTAAGAAGTCTCTGAGTTCTCCCTTCTTCAAGTCCTTGGCATCATATCGTTCTTCTTCTGTCAGAATGGCTTTGACACATGTCTCTGCAAGTACCAGTCCATCCTCTGCAGTACCCGTAGACTCTTCATCCACAACCCTCTGGTATGAAGGATATGCCAACTCTAACTGAATGTCATCGGTCAGATTGACAACCTCACTATGGTTCTCTGCATTCTCAATCTTGACCGAATCAAGATCGATCTCTACTTCGTTCTTGTGTTCGCAAGACTTGCAAGGGATGATGACCCTTGATTTCTCACCAACAGATTTGGTTCTCACCTTGGTAAACATGTATTCGATGTCATATGTCGTGAGTCCGAATACGTCGATACCAGATGTTGTAATACAGGCATTCAGGGTATTCCCGATTGCCTTGGTCGCTTGTTTCTGATCTCCAGATTCAAATGCGAGCATAAGAATCTTTTCTTCCTTCACCAAGTAGGGTCGGAATTCAATCTTTTGTCCCGTAGACGGAATAACCAAATCATACTGTGGACTGCTGTTAATTACAGGTAATGCCATTTCACTCTCCTAATGTAAAATAGTAATGTATATATTTTAATTCAACAACGAACCTAAAATACCGCCGATGATTGCATCTCCGATACCGCTACTAGGCCCATCTGCACCATCATCGATCCAGTCCTTAAATGATAACTGGACTTGCAGTTCGGTAATACCTTCCTGTTCGTTTCCTAGTTGGATTGCATTGACCGATGTCGGGTACGCCTTCTCAAGTTTCACCTTTCGTACTGACTTATCTTTTGACCCGAGCGTGATATCGATCTCTCCTGAAGAGAAGTCGATAATTCCCAAATCGGGTAATCTGTTCTTGATTGATTGGGGAATTTTGTCCATGAACCCCAACTGCTTTTTAAATGCAGAGAACCCTGCCCCTTTCTGTAACTGTTCGATGGTCACGTCTTTTCCGTAGTCATCGAAGTACCCGACATAGTAGTCTTCGGGATTGTGTGCAAGTCTCTGCCACTCATCGAAGTATCGGGTAACCTTGTGATCGTTCATGCAGTAAAATACTAGATTAATATCAGGAACGAGGTATCCATTTGCAATCTTTCTTATTGCGGTTCCTGTCTGATAGTCTATAGAACTAATCTGTCGGCCTGGCAGTTCCACACTCTTACAAATCAGATTTAATCCAGACCCATCGATACTTGCGCCTGGGATTGCTGGTAATATCACCTTAAATAAAGTGGGTATCGCAAATCCCGAACCGGAAGTTACCGCACCTTTTAATTCTTCTATACTGGCCATTAGATCATCTGCCTTGAGTCGTGGTAGACTTTATAGTTGTTTGCTTTACGGAACTGTGCAGTCGGAAGGAAGGTTGCAATCTCCCACTCCGGTGCGAGTACTTCCGCAAATTTACTCTGTACGTGTTCGTTCAGATAGTGTTTGAAACACGGTTTGAAATACTTGAGTTTACTCGACTTCTTCAACATAGAATACGACAGATCGAATTTTGCATTCTCGCTCTTGTTACTTCCCGCAATCGCCATCAACCCATCCAACATCTTTGCACGTAGGATCGGGGGAAGGTAGTGTAGGTTGATTCCATAGAACCCGCCTTCTGCAGGCCCAACTACGATTACCAGAGGGAACGCATCATAGTAGGGTAGTGTCTTCTTATGTTTGGGGTCGTAGAAGAACATCTGCATAGAACCCACGATCTGTTTGCTGCGTGTCTTGATCGGTTCTTCCTGCATCAACGCCTCACGGTTGATACTACGAAGGTTCTTTGCTTTCTTCATGAACCACTCACGACTCTCCTTTGTACGAGGGGTAATCCCCGCACGGAATGCCTGCAGTTCTAGTCTGTTGAAAATGTTCGACACAAGTGTTCCTCTAAAATACTATCTTTATTTATACGAATCAGACTGGAGTTTTGTTCTTGTGTCCCCAATTAGATCGATGTAGTTTAAAGTCTGGATGCACAAAATCGATCACTTTACTTATGTCGTCGGTCTCAATATTGAACTCAAGGAAGTTTGCATCGGGTACGAGGGAGAAATAGTTACGTATCTTACCTTCCCATTTGTCCCTTTCTTCTCTCCATATGTCTTTCACCACTTCAGCGTCTTTGGTCTTATAGAACTTCTTCGCACGGGCCATGAAGTCACCCCGTTTGTGTTTGACTCGACTCTTGATCCACGAATCCATACTTCTTGTATTTAAAATAAAATATGCATTGGGACATGCATCGTGTAGTCTCTTGAATGCATGAGTACCTTCAAAGAAGAACCCTCTCTTGGCCCACAACAGATCGCAGAGAACATCCGCATCCTCAAGACCCTCAAGTATGGGTCTATCATTCTCCATGTTGGTATGCAAATATCTACCGATATGACCACCTTCCGGTCTGATGCAGTGCCAAGACTTATATCCATCTTTTAAAAACAAGTGGTGGAGAGAAGTGGTTCCGCATCGATTATATCCTATGATGAATACTCTTGGTTTCATTTCTTTTTTCGACTGTATGGTTTCAGGGGTTTGATCGCTTTGGGTAATATTCCCTTTTTGGTCAGTTCTTTCTCTGTCCAGATTTGGAAGTGCCACCCACGATCTGCTGCATACTCACTTGCGGCTTCCCATTTGTTCTGGTTCTTCACAAAGGTCATTGCCTCGTTGATGAACCTCTTGGTTCGACGTGCACCCGTAGGAGGACGGGTCTCTTTGTCCGGTTTGATCTCCACAAGTAGGGTCTGACCGTTTGTGTATTCGATGACCAAATCCATGAAGTATCTATGGTATTTCTTGTCTACCTCATATAGATAGGGTATGACAACCTCTTCGCTACCCCATCGTTGCACCCTTGGGTTACTGTCACACCATTTAAATGCGTGTTTCTCCCATAGTGAACGGTAGACTACCTGAGAAGGGTCTCCCATATACTTGTTTTTGTTCTTTACCGTATACTTTCCTGAATAAGCCATATAAATAAACACATAAGTTTTCAAACTATTTAGTAGGATACTATCCATGGCAATGATATTCCCAACTGACCCCCAAGATCGTTTGG